CCTGTACCCCATTGTTGAGGCACCAAGAGAGTTCGCTCTTTTGGGAGAGCAACATTAGTAAAATAAACGCTAATGTCACACCAAAAAGATAAATTTAATCTTAGTTGGCTACAGCATGTAAATGCAGTGCTTCCTTTGATAAACCGTATCCATGGGTGTAAACTCAATCAGAACCAGAAGAGATTCTGCGATTTGGTAGAGAAATTACTCAAAAACCATGGAAGGACTGGAACTATCAAAAAGCTTAAAAGCTTTCGGGTAGCTCTCCAACAGTATGTTTTAAAACAACATATGACGGAGATTCCTTTCTGTAAAACAGATAGGGATCACTTTCCAATAGTAATTAAGTTTCTAAAACCTAATCTTGAGGATATCTACTCTATTCGGTACTCACTGTCGGTTATGAGAATAATCGACGGATTTAGGTGTGAACCTAAATATGAGGTGAATACTATACTAGAGTCATCAAAAGGTGATAAATCACTTATTGATGAGATCAAAAAGTACTTACCGATATGTCCCGCTCTGAGAAGATTCCCAAAGCTAGGTCATTCAGCGTTTGTAAATAGTAACAAAGCAGGTCCTAACGGTCCAGCTAGTGTTACTGCAATGAGAGATCTAGCAGCTTTGCTGCAAGACCCCAAATTGTATGATAACATAAAACAAATGATGAGAATTACATTCCCAGAATTTGCAAGTGTTATGCATAGATACAAACCACACAAGGGAGAGTGGAAACACTCTAAACTTGTTCTGCTTAGTGATAAAGCGTGTAAAACGCGTGTTATCGCTATAGCTGATTGGTGGACTAATACCTCCTTGAGTGCAATTCATAATGCATTCATGGGAAGACTAAAGTCTTTACCAAGTGATGTAACTTTTAGACAAGCGGATATTCCGAAACTCGTTAAGAGTCTCGGCCCTCATCTCTTTAGTTCCGACATGACAGCATTTACTGACAGGTTTCCAATTGAATTGGAAGTCCATGTTTTGAACGCTGTTTTCGGTGACAACATTGGTGATCTATGGAAACAAATTATCAGCAATCGATATTTCTATCACCCAAAAGGTGATGTGAAATACAATTGTGGTAACCCCATGGGCGTTTTAAGCTCATGGCCGGTATCGACCCTCACTCATCATGTAGTAAAACAATGGTGTGCCTACAAGTTAGGCATATCAAAGTATAAATACTTGATATTAGGGGATGATACACTGGACTCGGATGAAAATGTATATAAACTATACATCCAAACGATCCAGAGATTAGGAGTTTCCATTTCAATCGCTAAGAGCACTCAAAGCTATTCGGGTAATACCGAATTTGCAAAGAGATTATTTAGGAACCACGAAGAAATCACAGGTATTCCTGTTGATATTCTAAGAGGTATAAATAAATTTCCAGAACAAGTTCTTGAACTTGTTAGGATTGCTCGAGAGCGAGGGTATTCGGATCAATTCCTTGAACCCTCTTTGGCTTCTCTTTTAGCAAACCATAGATATGGTAAGCTAATTGCTAGTATGCTCTCACTTCCGGAATCTGTGACCGGGTCGCCTCCATTACTGAAGGTTGTACCTGGATCTACAGTTGATTTATACAATCAATTACCAGAAGATCTTAAGACACTCTTTCTCCGCTATGCGAGAGATAAGGTGTTTTGGGAGAGAGCAGGGAGAATAGATAATACTCCCTTGCCAAAGAAAACTAGACAGTTACCAGTAGAAGAAGATCACCCATTAGTCGCTGTAATAAGCGATAAACTAATGGTTTATCTCCAAGAAGGAGATGAGTATTCTATCTACAATGCTTGGCAGGAAGGTAATTACAGAGAACTGGTAGATGTTCCAAATCTGGACACTTACCGTTACTACAATAGAAATAGACATATTTCAAAATGTAGGTTCGATGTTTTACGCAATTTACTTGACTTAGTCAATGGAAATTGTAATATTACCTTGGTACCACATAAGAAACTTTCGAACATGGAATTGTTTCAACTGGCTTACAAAACCGTTGAAGCCGTGTCCTAGAGTTATCAGAGTTCGCATTAACCCATCTTGGGTCTAGT